TAAAAATATACAGAAATTGGTAGCTTGTGCCGACAACCTAGCAAATGAATTATTGGCAACCGTGGCACTTGTAAAGGCTGCTGTCCCCGCCCCTTGGGCGGTGCTAGAAAAATTAGAGGCAATAGGCAAACTAAATTGAACTACAGTATTTCCAGTTGCGGTTGCGTCAATATCCACGCGCCCGCTAATCGTAACCGTATTGCCGACCCTCATATACTGAGCAGATTGATAAGTAACGGCATCTACGTTAGTGTTTGTGCTCACCTGTATCGGCGTATACGTACCACTAAAAATATTTCCATCTGTTGCGGCTGGCGTTGTAACCCCAGTGCGGCTTGTTTGAATACCGCCCACCACGTCTAAAGCGCAAGCTGGTGTGGCAGTATCTATACCCAAACGAATATTAGCCGCGTCCCAAAAAAAGTTTGAGTTATCTTGGCTGTACACGCCTGACGCACCAGCAAACACTACCGATCCAGCAGTAAATGCCGTGGCCGTCCCTGTGCCGCCGTTGCCTACCGGCAAGGTTCCTGATACGTGCGTAGTTAGCCCAATCTTGCCCCAGCTTGGTGCTACGCCAACACCACCAGAAATTAATGCGTTACCCGTGGCTACATCAGGTAATTTTGCCAACGTAGTAGTTGTGTTGGCGTACAAAATATCGCCTACTGCATAGGAGCCAAACCCTGTTCCGCCGCGCGTAGCAGCCAGTTCACCTGACCAGCCTAACGTCAAGCTAGTAGCGGCAAGCAGCGATGTGGCAGGCGTCCCGCCTAAAGTTAGCGTGACGTTAGTGTCATCTACTTTGGTCAACGCAGCGGCAGTAACGCCAATCGTCGGAGTAGTGCCGCCTGTTGTAGTAATAGGCGCGGTAGCCCCAACGGACGTTACATACGTGCCTGCAGGCTGTTTATTGTTAAATGTAGTCCAATCGGTCGAGCTAAGATAGCCGTCAACGCTGCTAGTAGCCTTGGGCATACTAATCGCCGGAGTTGTGCCCCCTGACGACACTACAGGAGCCGTGCCCGTAACAGCAGTCACTGTACCGCCGCTGCCTGTTGCGCTTAACGTGCCGCCGCTAAACGATACGCCTGACCCTATAACAACATTACTAAACCCGCCTAAATTGTCGCCGTACAAAATGGAAGACCCGTTAGTTAAGAAACTAATTGGGGGAACAGACGTAGCCGACAACCCGTCAATCTGGGATTGCAATTCGGCAAGCTCGGACAACACCCAAGTAGTTAAAGGCAAAACCGATAAGGCTTCAACTTGCTTGGCTAACTCTGCAATTTGATCTAGCGCAGATTCTTGGGTGGGCCCAAGCTGAAGGTCTGTTAATGACGTTACGTTAGTGCCGCTACCGGTCAACGTAAATAAATTTAGAAAAAACCGATACCACTCGCGCGAAACAAACCCACTGCGCTCGTCAATCAACGGCACGCGTGGTGGCGTGATATTAGTAATGTTATTCGGGCTAGGCATTGGTGCCGCTAATAATAAGTTCTGCGCCCATAATGGCGACCTTAACCGGATCGGTCATCGACAGCTCGTACACCCGATCACGCAGCTTTAAGGTCATGCCCAGCCGACGCCAGAACACCCGGCGGTAGTATTCACCAATTTTTCCAATACTAGCCGTGTGGTAATTAGACCAAGTGTGGCCGCCGTCATCTGACCAACGCAGCATGACCTCTGGGTCATACCCTGGCGCAGCAAGATACGCGTTAGTTGTAAGTTGGTAGCCATTAATGTCTACGCCCTCAAACTGCCCTAACGTATTAAAATTATCGTCTGCTTCAGTTGTTAGTTCTTTGTTATCTTCGGTGGCTAATATAACTTGAAAAAATTCAGCTACTAAATATTCTTCTGATTCTGTAACAATATCTTGGCTTTCGTAAGCGGGGTATAGATTTAATCCAACCCCCGCCTCCACGTCAAGCTGCAAGCTGTGGTGCGCGGTACGCTTTAAATTGTTCTGGCCGGTGGGCAGCGCCCGCCACGACCGCAGCCATTTTTGGATTTGTCCGTTATCGCTGTAGTCGTCTAAATCAAACGCGTAGATGTTGCCGTTTTCAAAGTCGCCGACAATGACTTCGCTGTTAAACGCCATCTGGCAGTTGCTGCGGTGCCGTACAAACTCGCCGTTATTCCAACCCGCCCGCTCATGCCAAGCCTGCGTAGCCACGTCGTAGACCCATGTCGTGTTGGCGGTAGGGAAGACCAACACGTAAAAGCTGTGGCCGTCTTGCTGGTAAGTGTACGCCAATGCGTCCGACAGGTTGCCGTACTGCTGGATCTGCCATTCAACGGCGTGGGTAGAGACGCGTTGGCCGCTATAGCCGTTAGCCCGATACACAATGCCCTGCCCCCGCGCGTCTTTGCCCAGCCAAAAAATACCATTGTCTAGCTTGGCTACCGAATACGCGGCGGCGCAACCAATCTCGTTAAAAGCACCCTGAATACGCTGCAAAGGAAAATCAGCGTTACCTGCGTCGTACCATACTTCGACAGAGTTGGTACCAAACAGCCAGGCTTCGCGGTGGTCAACAATGAGTGAGATCAAACCGTCTGGCGAGCCTTCTGCGCTGGCAAAATCTAACGGGTCAACGGACAGGCCGTCAAGCAGGCTGGTTACCCAGACTTTTTGGCTGTTAGGCTCGTTAAAAACAAAATAGCCGTCCAAAAACCCTACGGTCACCGCGCCGGGAAAGTCAGGGTCGGTAATTTGCGCAAATACGTTAGTAGTGGCGTTATAGATGTAGCTGGGGCCATTAGCAGCAACAAAGAGCTGCGTGCCGTTGTCTGACATAGACACGGGGCCAGTGCCAGTTACTGTCCCTAATAAAGTCGCTGCGTATGCAGTGTCGAGCTTGTACAAGCTGTTGCCGGACACTACGTAACCATAACCATTAAACGTCCACATCCCACGAATTGGGCCAGACCCAATGGTCGCCAATAGGCGCAACCCTGGCGCGCGCTGCAAGAACGCAGGCTCTTTGCCGGCTTCTGGCACAATCTCAGGAAACATGTTGACCATACGCGCGTCCGCAGCGTTGACGCTGCGAGCCACGTATGCCGAACCTAAGATAGGCGTTTTCATGCTGTCCCCAACTTACGAAAGCCTTTGCCAGTAGACCAAACAGTGTCGCCGCAACGAATAGCAATCATAGGGCCGCAAAAATTATCCACGCTATGGACGTACATACGCTTTGTGCGCACGCACATTTCAAACCACGGCAGACGAATGGTTAGTTCCATTGAATAATATTTTTAATAGTTAAGCTAACACTGCACCGCGAAGCGAAATAGGCCACCAATCAGTGCCAATAAATTGAAGAATACAAGCGTCGCCTATAGTGTTAAAAGTAATTGTAGTGCCCGCCCCCAAATTAGTGGGGGTTAAAATGCCCGTATCGCCGCCCGCAGCTTCGGCCACATAAATAATGGTTTTAAGTTGCCCTTCTACTCCATTAGCTAAAGTAAGCGCGTTGCCTGTAGCAGTAGAAGTAAATTTAGTAACGGGTTCAGTAACATTAACCGCGCCCGCCCCTGAAAGCGCTTGAACGGCTTCAACAATAGCCCCGCTAAAAGTTTGATTTCCGGAAAATGTTGCTGTAGTTATTGTTGGGCTAGTTCCAAAAACTAAAGCGCCAGATCCAGTTTCACCCGTAACCGCGCTTGCAAGATTTGCGCTTGAAGGTGTCGCCAAAAAAATAGCTACGTTTGCGCCAAGCCCTGAAATACCTGTAGAAACCGGCAGCCCCGAACAATTAGTCAACGTGCCGCTTGTTGGCGTTCCAAGTATCGGGGTTGTCAGAGTTGGGCTAGTAAACAATAGCGCGTTAGTAAGCTGTTTTGTTGTGCCTCCTTGGACAATAGGCAAAACGTCGGTCGTAGCGGCGCTAGCGGCTATAGGAAGGGCTGAAATTGCAATGGTAGTCATATTAGTAATTTCCTGCGTAGATGTTAAACCGCTGACGAGTTGCCACCAACGAGTAAGGCATAGACATCACGTCATCTGGGTTGTTGACGCGCTTCAGATTACGTTTGGACGTCATGGCAATCCGTTGCACTTGCGGTGACGGCTCAACGCCAAACTCAGGGGCAAACTCCATAGCCAAATTGTAGACAAACGCACGCAGATAGCCTGGCGGGAAAGTTAAATTGGTTGCCAAGTTTGCGGGGGTAGTCAGCTGCTGCACCGACACAAAATGCCATTCAAGAACACGCGTTGGCTTGGGGTAGATCGTCATGGTGATGTCTGGGAACGTATTGTTCACAAACATGACCTGCGGATAGGTGCTGGTGACCGTTTTGACCGCAATACCGTTGTACTGTTGCTGATTGATTAGCTTGATGCCGTAAGACACGTTGGTGCTAGCGTCGCGAAAGTATGTTGCGTCATCAATCAACACTGGGCGGTTGCCCACAAAATTGCCGGTCGGGCCAAGCGTGCGGGTAATCTCGTCAGGCGGCCAGTTAAAAATCTGCTCTTCCGTGCAAAACACAGCCAAACGCTCAGTGTTCCACGAATCAATCATCTGATTGAGCGCAGTCAGACCGTCTTGCATTACCGACGCCGAAGACGTTTCGCCTTCAGCCAATACGCCAAGCAATCGCAACGCTCGGTTGATTTGATCGCCAGCAGTAGTGGCCATATCCGCTCCTTTAAGCTGCCGCCTCTACGGGAGGGCGGCCACGACGACGTTTAACTTCCAGTTCATTGGCTGGTGCCGCCGCTTCAGGCTCTGAAGGCGTGTCGGGATTATACCGAAGCCAGCCGTTTTGTTCATCAAATTCGGCTTCTAGCTCCATAGTGGCAACCTTAGTACCGTGAACCGGGTGTTGTAAATATATAGGCATGGGAGAACGGGGCCGAAGCCCCGCCTTAATTATGACGTGCAGTGAATAATGGCAAAATTAATAACTACTGCTTCAGACAATGACCCACCTGAAATATTACGCAAAGTAATGCTGACAGAACCAGCGGTAAGCGAATTAGCAAATACATTGTATGAGCCAGGGGTTGCTTGCCCACCAGAAATAGTCAAAATTACCGCATCGTTTGCGCCAATTATTGAATTGTTTAGCGTAAAAGTTGCGTTAGTTGCAGTTGTCAATGATGCGTTATTCATTGTAATTTTACCAGCAGATTTATTCAGCGTAACTGCTGTTGATTTGCTAGTCGCTTGCGTTACTTCACCTTGCGCGGCAGCAGAATAGCCAAGTTCTTGACTTGCATAGCAAGTCGTAAATTCGGGGTCGCTGTATGCCACGCCTATTGCTTGAGTATTAGGCATGATCTATCCTTTAAAAACGGGGGCCGAAGCCCCCGCAGATTTACTTCAGAAATGCTGAATAAGCAGCATCGCCAGTGCGAACAAACATGTAAGTGTGTGCGCCGAAACGTGGGACAGTAACAGAACCGGAGATCGTAATGCCTGTGCCAGTGGTAACTGGAACAGTAGATGACGAGCCGGTGTTGTTGTTGTTGCAGATTGTTAACTCAAACGACGAACCTACTTTAGCGCTAGGAACAGCCGCGTCCAGCAAAGTAGCCGTAGGAAGAGTAACGGTCAGCGTTGCGTCGCTACCTTTGTTGCAAACAACTAGGCCCGCAGCTACTTGAGCGCCGGTCAGGGTGGTGTCGCCGGTCAAAGTTGTAGGGATAGATTGAGCGCCAAGAATTGCTTCACCCAAATTGCCATCGCCGAGCTGGTATCCACCAGCGCCATTAGGAAGAGCCATGATAAATTTCCTTTAAAAAGAGTGTCGTTAATGGGGGTCGAAACCCCCACCAGTGCTTAGCCCCAGACGCGGCAAGCCATTTGCGGACGAATTGTGCTAAAGCCGTACAGAACGTCGATACGGCAAGGCAGACGGTCATTGTTGATGTCGTATTGACGAACAATACGCATCGAAATGCCGTTATGGACTTGGCGGGAAGCCATGTCAACGCCTTGTGGCATCAGCAAGTCAGCGGTCGCAAAAGTGATCGCATCTTTGTGGTAGACGAGGTTCTGTGCGTACTGAGTT